TTGTGCCTTATCTTCGTATGAGCATAAAGTCCCGCATGAAGCTCGCAAATTGACTTTTTTTAGATAAATCGTTTGATCGCTTGTACTCTCTTTAGGTTCTTTTTCGTCTTTTTCTTCGCCATAAATAAGCCAGTCAGGACTAACGCCGAAAACCTCAGCAATTTTTACAGCATCTTCGTATTTAAGACCCTTCGTCCGTGTACCTAGCCAATAAGTAATAGTAGGAGCCGATACATTAATTTTTCTTGCTAGTTCGGCATTAGACATTCCATGAGCCGAAAGAAGCTCTGATAGTCGGTCTTTGTACGTCTTCATAATGAAACTCCTTTAATACCAATTTTAAAGAAATCTAACAAAAACGTTAAATTTTTAAACGTTTAAACATTTGAATATTTTCGTATATAATTTAAAATGTTTAAATAATACGTTTTAATATTTAACGCCATGGATAACGATTTAAAGAAGAAAGTATTTGATGAGATTGTTTCTCAATACAAAGGTTTCTTTTGGCACAACAGAGGGCAACAAAGAGCGCTAGCTAAAGAACTAGGACTCAATCCGGCTTCTATTACGTATTGGAAAAAACACGGCATTCCTAAAAGTTATTTGCCGTACTTCAAATTGCGTTTTCCCTCGTTGTCAATTTGGAAAGAGTTGAAATAGTGCAGGTAACGATATGGCTCGCTATAAAAAAATTGACGTCCGAATTTGGAATGACGCGAAATTTAACGCCCTGAGTTCTGACGCTCAACTTATATTTTTGTACCTTCTCACGTCGCCCCAAACAACGATGTTGGGCGCTGTCCCTGTAGATAAACATACGGTATCGAGAATTTTAAAGTTTGACGATATACGGTATGGCATAGGGTATAAGCAACTGTCTGAATACGGTATGTTGGAGTACGACGAAGCGGGAATTTTTTGGATAAAAAACTTCTTAAAGTACAACCCTCCGGAAAATCCAAAAGTCGTAATTTCGTGGTCGTCTTTGCTCGATCTGTTTCCTGAATGCCAGCTCCTTATCAAAATAGCAAAATCTGTCTTAAAGGCTTGCGAGACAAGGGGAGAGGCGTATGTAAAAGCGTTACATCCTGAATTCAAAAAACTTGCTAAATACGATATAGCAAAGGGTATGTCATACGGTATCGCATACGGTATGCCATATCAGGAACAGGAACAGGAACAGGAACAGGAACAAGAAACATATACACGCACCGAAAAGAGCGAAAAACATCCGGAAGTCTCTGAGGATTTCGCGGGGCGTGTATCTGAAAAATCTTCTTTTTCAAAAACCGATCCAACAGAGGAAGAACTTCCGCTTTTGAATGCAGAAGAAGAGAAAGACACTCAGCCAACTGTTTCCAAAACGGAAAAGGTTCAAAAAGGCGGGAAAGTCAAAAATGGTTCGTCTGCACTTCAAAAACCCGATGACGTTCCCATTGACCGTTGGAATGATTTCCTTGCACACCGTAAGGCGATAAAAAAGCCGTTCAATTCGTACGCCCTCAAGCTCATGCAGACCGAATGTAAAAAAGCAGGATGGACCGTGACCGAGGCAATCGAGCGAGTTTTGGCGGAAGGATGGACTGGTTTTAAGGCGGAATACGTCAAAGACGAATGGAAAAATCCCAATGCGGTGTGGGTCACGGCTGCCGAATACAACAAAGAACTTCCTCCGGTTACGTATTCGATCGATGCCAAAAACAAGTTTGTAGAGAAGCTCCATGCAGGCATGAGAGCCTACGACATCAAGGACCTTCCCAACATTAAGGAGCAGAGATGATGTTTGCCGCCGCCGCCGTTGTTCGAGATGATCAGGGCAGAACGTTCTACGAACATCCTGACGCCTTTACGACTACTCAGCTTGTTTTCTTTCCTCGACTAACCGATAGCGAACTAGAGCTCTACCAAGCTGACGCGATTTATGAGGATGAAATCGAGGTGCTGCCCAGAAGACGTCCTCAGGTTCCGACGATACTGTTTACGTTCTGCGACGAACCCAATCACATCAAGGCTGAATTTCTCAGAGGCAAGACTGTTCTGATCGACTTTATCGATGTCGACGATACGCCCGAACTCAGAGAAACCGTCCGTCGTTGGATGCTCGAAATTCCCAAATCCCTACCCGCCGCCGTTGTCGTCTCGGTGATGTTCAAAAACAAACAACTGATTGCATGGAAATTTGACTATGAATCCAAAAAATACAAGCGTTTCGCCTGAGCTTGATGACTACTGGGGCGATCCGACGAATGGAGCCGAAATAGAAACTTCTTTGTCGGAATACGAGAGAAGGGCGTACAAGTCTCCTGAGTTTTTTATCAACAAGGACGTTCTCGAGTTCAAAAACGATTTCCAGAACTATTTGGAAGCGAAGAAGACTCATGTGTCCAAGTTCACGCTTCCCTTTACTCAAACGAATGAAGGCTGTGTCGGGCGTCCGATAGATTTTGAATTCCGACCAGGAGAACTGACGGTGTTGGCTGGTGAAAACGGTTCCGGAAAATCTCTTCTGCTTGGGCAGATCGGACTTCACCTCATTTCATGCGGAGCTTCTCTCTACATTGCTTCCTTTGAAATGGCTCCGGTACGGACGATCGAAAGAATGCTCATGCAGACGGTCTGCAGCACTGAGAAACGGATGATTGAAGAGCCTGATGTTGACCTCTTCTTCAAACAATTCGCCTCAAGAATGCGAATTTGTGATCTTCAGAGAAAGGTTTCTCCGGACGAACTTTTGCGCCTTCTTGAATCAGCTGTCCATGACTACAAGTCAGACATCCTCTTTGTTGACTCTCTGATGATGTGTGTCAGAGACGACATGGACAAGAAGGAAACCGATTATGTGATGACAAAACTGGTTGAGTTTGCTCGGACCAACAATGTCCACATTGTCGTTGTGGCCCATTGCCGCAAGCGTGGTGATGCCAGTTCAAAAATTTACTCCGTCTTTGATTCAGCTTCAAAAGACTCAATCAAAGGGAGCTCCAACATCACGAATATTGCCTTCAATGTTTTTGTCTTGGCCCGCGATTACAGCAAGGTTCAAAAGAAGGCTGAAGGAAAAGATGTCGATGACACAAAACCCGATTTTGTCTTGAACCTATGCAAGCAGAGAAACGGATCTTGGGAAGGGTTCATCAAGCTTTGGAGAGACAACGCCAGTCTGAATTTCTGCACGTCGTGGACGCGTGTTCCAGTGAGGCCATGGCTGGATTTAACGAAGTCCGAGCCGGCGCCGGAACCCTACTTTTAGGAGGTTTTATGTCTGAGAGTGCATGGCAGATGCTGATGATCATTTTGGCGCCGGTGGTGTTCATCAATCTGGTGCTGTTTGGGCTACTCGTGAGGGCGGCGCTTCAGATCAGTAAGGAAACCAAATTAACCGATCGGTTAAAAAGGAGTTAAAGCATGGACGTTTTTGGATATTTTTGCGTGTACGTGCTCGGATGCTGTGTGATCGGTTGCTATTTGGCAGGGAACGAAATGAACTTTGATGTCCTTAATTTCTTCGCTCTGGTAGGTCTATCCGGTGGAGTCTTAAGCCTTATCGACTTTGCATGGTTCGCCTACTCAGGATCGAACATTGATTACAGCCTGAAGATTTTGGGGATGGTTATTGCTGTCGATTTCGTTTGTGCTTTCCGAAGGAAGTCTGAATGAGCGGGTGCTGCCTCTACTGCATTCATGCTCAGGCCTTTTGGATAGGACCTGACGGGAAGAAGCATCTGCCTCCAAAACAGTCCTTTGGGGACATGAACATCTACTGTCACCATCCGGACAAAGGCGCCGGAATCGAGTGCTATCCGGTCTCGTTTGCTCGATGCTCCGTGTTCGAGCAGGCAGGAGACGAGCAAATTCAACGCAGGAGAGACTTCTTCTCGCAGTTTGAGCGTTGGCCTTCACACGCTCAGATCATCGCTCAACGGAACTCTAATGTTCTGGAAACAGCATTAAAGAATTCAACCAAACAACACAAACTCAATCAGGAGGGATAAATGAAAAGGTTTTTACAAGCAAAAGGACGGCTCAGGGCCGGGGAAATGAATCGGACCGAGGCCGCTTATCGAGATTACCTTGAGCAACAGAAAAATGCAGGGTTAATTCTCAAATATTGGTTCGAGCGCTTCACTTGGAAGATTGCTTCAAATCGTTGTTCCTACACGCCCGATTTTTTGGTTATGCGTCCGGATAAAACGCTAGAGCTTCATGAGGTTAAGGGATCTCTGAAGATCTTCCAAGAAGATGCAAAAGTGAAGTGCAAAGTCTGTGCCGATGAGTGTCCGATTCCGCTTTTCATCGTCACACCGAAACCGAAGAAAGAGGGAGGGGGCTGGAATGTATTGGCCTACTAGCACTGAAGGTTATGTTTTCTGGATGATCAATTGCTACGTCGCGATGTTCGTCTTCCTTTGGATCTTCAAATGGATTACGGATTATTTAGAACGCCGCGACAAACTCAGAAAAAAGGTTGAGTTCTGGGGGCTGTCAGCTCTCGGGGTTACTTATCTCTACTGCATGCTTAGCTACTTGAGGACTCTTGGATGACAGAAACAGAACAAAAACTCATTGATGATCTCAGACCTCGTTTGGACAATTGGCGGCGGGCATATCGTGACCGCGTTGTTAAAAACGTCTCAATTGCCTACGCGGTAGAGAGAGCTCTCGCATTGACGAGGAACAAGACTGATTTTTCTGAGGATTATTCTGGTCCGGACGATCGATCTGATGATTTTGGAATGAATGTTGACCAAAGAGACGCAGACTTGCTCAACTTGGTTTGGCAATACCTGGATGTGCCAGGGGCCGAATTTTTGACGATTGGAGAAGGCGGACTAAACATTAAGACGGCGAAAAACATCATCCTCCTTTATGTGTTTTCCAATAATTATGCTCTACGTAGAGCTGGGCGGAAAATCTGGAAAGTGAAGGATATAAAACTAGAAGGTTGGATTAAGGAATCTTTGGTTTTCTTTGCCCTTAGGCTCAGAGCTTATGAAGCAGCAAAGGCTAAAGCAGAAAAACAATAAGGGAAAACAGTGCGAATGTCTCAGGTAAAGATGGGATATTCGCCTGATTATTTCTCAACTTGCCCTGATAAAATTTAAAAATTACATACAAACCCTAGGAGATCAAAAATGAATAAAAAATCTCTTTCTGTCCTAGTTGGACTGACTGCTCTTCTATTGGCTGGATGCAAATCTGAAATCACGATGCCAGTCACATACTCAGAAGTTTTTGGCGCTCCGGTCATTAAGAATGCCCGATTGGATATTGAAGTTCCGGCATGCAAAGAATACAAGAGCGACTTAGAAAGTTCTTCTGTCTTAGAGGCCAAGCAAAAAATTAACTACGTTTTCCCAAATGCGACTTATTTGGGGTGCAAGAGAGGAAGCGGAATAGACACTTTTGCCCAGTTTCAACTTCCATTTAAAGTGGGCGGTATTGGGCTGAAGGATTGCAATGCCAATGAGATTTGCGTCGGTTCCTCTCAAAACAATCAGTTCATGAATGTTTTTATTGGAAAAGACATAAAAACCAAGATTGATGAGTTATCGCGATCAGCCACGATTTATGGTCCGAAGGATGTGAAGGTACGGTTAGTCTTTAAGAACGATACAAATCAAGCCCTCGGAATCGATTACATAAGTCTCTTCTTGAGTGATGGAAAAGAAACCATTCCAGTGCATAACGTGAAGAATGCCAAGTTTAACTCTGGGTTGGCCGCGTATATGACATTGAGTGACGTTGCCTCTGCCTCATTGCTCCGGAGGGGCGTGGTTAGTGTTACGAGATTCCCGGATAGAGAATTAAAGGAAGTGGAAGCACCGGCTAAGAAATAGCATTTATTGCAATGGGTGCCTCGGTGTGGTATTATCAATAAGACAATTTCAAGCCTGTGATACTCAGGCGCCGATAGGCTTAATCTGAACGGGTTCCTTGCGGAGGAGCCCGTGTATCCAAAGAAAAGAGGATGCGATGACTAAGCCAATCGATTACATAAGAGCTCCGATTTCGGGGCTTTTTGTTTTTCGGCCGTTCGCTAAATCTTCGATTGTCCTTCCGTACTCCAAAATCGAATTATTAAAGAACAGGCGGACGGTCAAAATTCTCAGCGGTTCCATTGTTGCCCACAACATTTATCGACAAACCGCACAGCCTCTCGGTGGGCTTAAGCACCGAGCCATTTACAACATCCAGCAAGCCTAGATTCCCAACGGGAAGATGCTCACTCCGCTGGATTTCTAATTCTCCTGACGAGAATGGCGGAGAAAACCGCCTGAACAAACTATCTCCTTGGGGTTGGTTGGAGTGCGCTCGGCTGAAAATGCTGGGCGCACCTTTTTTAAACTATGAAAGAATCTGAACTCAAAATTCTCTACAGGCCGGTCAATGACCTGATTCCGTACGCAAATAATGCCCGGACGCATTCTGAGGAACAGGTGAATCAAATCGCCAGTTCGATCAAGGAATTTGGGTTCAACAATCCTATCCTTGTGGATGAACAGGGCGGAGTGATTGCCGGACATGGACGCTTGAAGGCGGCCAAAAAACTTGGGCTTAAGGTTGTCCCGACCATCGAACTAAGCGGATTATCCGATCCGCAGAAGAAGGCCTTTATCCTCGCAGACAATCGAATTGCTCTTAATTCTGGTTGGGATATTGATCTCTTGAGAATAGAGCTGCAGGAATTGCAGGATACAGATTTGGCGCCGGTCACTGGTTTCTCTGACGAAGAGTTGAATGCTTTGTTGTGTGGAACTACAGAACCCGCTGAGGAAGAACCGGAAAAAGAGGAGCCCCAGCCAGACAGCTTTAATCTGACGCTCTCAATTCCGATCGAATACAAAGAGCAGGTTCAGGATTTCGTTAAGAGTTTCGGACCCGAGGATTTAATTCAGAAGATCATCGATATGACCAGTTAACCAAAGGCAGGTTGAAGGCATGGAAGAAAAAGTTCAAAAGAAGCGGACTCGTCCACGCATTCAGATTGACCTAGAGAAGGTTGAACAACTGGCTCAGGTTTGTGACAACGAGGAGGAGATCGCTCTCGCGCTCGGGATCAGTTATCGGACCTTGAGAAATCGAAAAAAAGATTTTGCCAATTTTGCCACCGCCATAAAAAAGGGAAAGGCTAAGGCAAACGCCTTTGTGGGCGGAAAACTAATGTCCCTCATTAGGGAGGGCAATCCGGCAGCGACCATTTTTTACATGAAGAGTCGCTGTGGGTGGAAAGAGACTGACAGGAAGGAGATCACTGGAAAAGACGGTGAACCGGTCAAGGTCGATAAGGTTAACCAGCTGGATCTAAGCAAGCTCACCTTGGAACAGTTAGACGCGCTGGAGGGTATTGTGAATGCGGCTTCCAACGATACAGGAGATCAGACTAGCTAAGGCCCGTAAGGGCCTGTCTTTTTTCACACTGCACACAAAACCTGACTACCTGCTCGGCTGGGTACACAAAGAAATTTGTGATGAGCTGGACAGGTTTCTGCAGGACGTGGCAGATAAAAAGTCTCCTCGGCTAATTATCACGATGCCTCCGAGATCCGGGAAGAGTGAGCTTGTTTCTAGGCGCTTTCCGGCTTTTGCTCTTGGGAGAAATCCAGAACTTCAAATCATCGCAACATCGTATTCTTCAGACCTATCACAGCGCTTCAACAGAGATGTTCAACGCGTAATAGATGATGAGAAATACTTTGAGCTGTTCCCGAATACTCGGCTCAGCAATTCGAGAGTGCGTACCGACTCCCGAGGATCGTATATAAGAACCTCTGACCTCTTCGAGATTGTTGGTCATGCCGGCGCCTATCGTTCTTGCGGTGTGGGTGGCGGTATAACGGGTCAGGGTGCCGATATTTTGATTATCGACGACCCGATTAAAGACCGAGCTCAAGCAGGTTCTAAGACTATCCGAGACTCCATTTGGGACTGGTACACATCTACCGCCTACACCCGACTGTCTCCCGGAGGTGGAGTCATCGTAATGGCCACCCGTTGGCACACAGACGATCTGATTGGTCGACTGATCCAGAGGATGGGAGAGGGCGATACATTCCGGATCGTAAATTATCCGGCTATCGCCGAGCATGACGAATTACACCGCAAAGCTGGGGAAGCTCTGCATCCTGAGCGTTATCCGCTCTCAACTCTGCTGCAGATCCAGAAAACGATAGGCAGTCGAGATTGGGAGGCTCTGTATCAGCAGCATCCAGTGCCCGATGGCGGAGCTTTGTTCAAACTTGAATGGTTTAGACGATGGACAGCATCAAGCCTGCCTCCCGAGTTTGACCATACGCTCATGTCGTGGGATATGACGTTCAAGGATTCCAAAAACTCCGACTATGTGGTCGGTCAGGTTTGGGGCAAAAAAGGTCCGAATTTTTACCTGCTTGATCAAGTACGAGGCCAATGGGATTTTGTGAAGACAAAAGAGATGGTCCGCGTTCTTGCACAAAAGTGGCCGCGTGTTGTCCGGAAACTGGTTGAAGACAAAGCTAACGGCTCGGCGGTTATTTCAGAGCTGAAATCTACGGTTTCTGGGTTTGTTCCGATAACGCCCACCGAATCAAAGGAGGCAAGGGCATCGTCCGTCACTCCTTACTTCGAGGCAGGGAATGTTTTTATTCCGGAAGACACTGAAGCGCCTTGGGTGCCGCATTACGTCAGTGAGTTGCTTGAGTTTCCTGCGGGTTCTCACGATGACCAGTGTTTCGTTGCTGGAACTAAGGTGGCCACTCTTTTTGGAGACAAGCCGATAGAAAAGATTAAGGCGGGCGAAATGGTTCTAACCCCATTCGGTCTTAAACGTGTTTTGTTCTCCGGAAAGACAGGTACCAGAAATGTGATATCGAAGTTTGGAGTAACGGCTACTCCGGATCACCCATTTATTACGCGAGATGCGGAGATAAAAGCGTTCCAAACGGTTGAGGAGGAAAAATGCATCAAGCTCAAATACCGCAACTTGATAAATCCAATCCTGCAGAGAAGGTTACGTTCAACGGCGTTACCTATCGTCTCATGGGATCGAGGAAGTATTACCTTAGCCAGTCCACCACGAACGAAGGCAGGAAAGCTCCGAAAGGGCTCCATGTGGCTATATGGGAATTCTTCTCTGGGAAAACTGTGCCTCAAGGGTTTCATATCCATCATAAGGACGGCAACACTTTCAATAACGAATTTAGCAATCTTGAGTGTTTATCACGGAATGAACACTGCAAGAAAACTAATTACAAAACTGAAAGGGTCAAAAAACATCTTGACAAGGTGCGGCCGCTTGCAAGTGCATGGCATAGAAGCGAAGAAGGAAGAAGTTGGCATCGCCAGCATGCTAAAGAAAGGCTTCCGACCTTTTATCAATGTGTCTGTTCGCTTTGTGGCTCCATTTTTGAGGCAAAAAGTCCAAACGGAAGGTTCTGCTCAAGAAAGTGTGAAACTCAATACAGATGGAATTACGAGTGCTACTCAGTCACAAAAAAATGTGAAATCTGTGGTCAAGAGTTCACTTCTATCGAGGGTGGAGGCAGAAAACCCAGAACTACATGCTCTAGAGCCTGTAGCCGTAAGCTCGGGTGGAATAGAGCCCGTTTACAACCTGTGTGTGAGTGATGTTCACATGTTTTTTGCAAATGGAGTCTTAGTTCACAACTGTGACGCTACAACTCAGGCATTGAATTACTTCCGGAGTGGAAAAGGTGTCATTTTGACCCGAGAGCAGATGCAGCAGGCACGTTTTAGATTTTGAAAATCATGAATCAACTAGACGAAAACAAACGCCGAAAGATCAATCAAAAGATCATCGATGCGGCAAGCTCTCGCTTCGTGCCCCCTAGAACATCGTTCTCTCCGGAGGAGGCTAAAACACTCTTTTATCCTCCGATCACCTTAAACACAAAAGAGCCGGAGAAAGCAGAGTCTCGTTTCACAAATGATGCCGCGATTGGCTCGAGTTTCAATGCGTACTATGCATCGTTGACGCAGCACGCTTTGGATCTAGGACAGTTCCCGATGACATCGTTTGTCGGCTATGGCGTCCTGCAGAATATCGCGCAAAACGGCATGATCCGCACCTGCATTCAGACCGTTGCGGATGATATGTGCCGGGAATGGATTCAGATAGAGGGAGGTGAAGACGAATCGGCGGATAACGTTAAGACGCTCCAAGATCTGCAGGAGAACAAATATCGACTGAGAAGGCTTTTTAATGAAGCTCTGAGCATTGTTGGTTTCATGGGAGGATGTTTCATTTTCGTTGACACAGGAGTTGAAGGAGAAGCGCTAAAGCTTCCTCTCAATTATTCCGACAAGTCAGCCGAGCTAGTGGGCGAGGATAAGGCGATCAAATTTATCGTTATTGATCCGGTCAATGTCTCGCCGGGATTTTACAACGCCAGCCAGCCGCTCAAAGACGATTATTTGAAGCCGAGATCTTGGTTCGTTCTTGGCCAAGAGGTGCATGCATCTCGTCTTATTCGACTAGTTGACAATGAACCTCCGCTGCTTCTGAGGCCTGCCTATAACTTCCTTGGAATCCCACAGGCTCAGATCCTTTGGGATTACGTTCTCCACTGGAACAAAGCCCGGGAAACAGGGGTCAGCATTCTGGAGAAACTCAACCTCACGGTATTCAAAACAAATTTCGCTGAGGCTTTTGAGGCTGGCGGGATTGAGCAGTTAGACGCGAAGATGATGCTTCTACAGCGTTACCGTTCGAATGAGGCCATTTTTGCATGTGACTCTTCGGAGGATCTGCAGAACATCACTCTGACGATCTCAGGAGTTGAAGGCATCATCCGGCAGGCATTGGAATTCATTGCGGCTATCAACCGAACGCCGGCGGTCAAGCTCCTCGGAATCTCTCCGAGTGGTTTCAACGCGACCGGACAGAGTGACATCCGGAACTATTACGACCATATCAAGTCGAAGCAGGAGCTCAATCGAGACGCAATACAAACCGTCTTGAAGGCCATTCAGCTTGTCGAATTTGGTCATGTTGATCCGTCCGTTACATTCAAGTTCAATGAGCTTGGAGAAGCTGATGCCGCTGCTACAGCAATCACAGCTAAGACAAAGGTCGACATGTTGGCTGTGTTGCAGGATCGCAATGTTCTGAGCGCTGAAGAGGTTCGTGAGTTTGTTCGTCGTGATTCGGATATGGGTCTCGATTTCATTCCTGAGGAATTGCCTGAAGGAATGGAAGGGGAGCTCATGACGGACGATCCCAGTCAGCAGAATGAGCTGATGAACAACTTCCTGAAACAGCGATCGGCTGAGAACGTGGCGCCGGCGCCGAAGACTGATGAAGACAAAGCTGGAGAGATTTTCTAATGAAGACTGCTCGTGCTGTTCAGCCGAATCTAGGCAGACAGGCAAAGTTCAAAAAGAAGCTCGACACCTTCTTGCGGTCCTTTAGAAATAGGATTCTCAACGAGATACTTCTTTATCTGTCTGATGCTGGAGGATTGACCGAGGACGCTTCCTTAACGTTCCGTCCGGACGATCGCCTTGATCGTGCAAGGCTGCGGAATATTAAGGAGCGAATCAACCGCATGGTTCTTCGAGATCCTGATCGATTTCGTCGCAATGTTGATGACTTCATTGCCCGCAATATGGGCAACTGGATGAGAACGGCGGATCGGGAAACGCGTCAGATTGCGGAATGGTACGTGAAGAATCTCGCTACTGATGTCTCAACGGCCCAGAAAGCATCACTGATGGCTGCAGGAGTTCCAGCTTCGGTTTTTGCCTACGAGATGAGGCAGACGCGCAAGCACTTTTTCATTACGCCACAGGCGGTGAATGAGCTCCCGCGCATGGTCGCCGACACGACGAGCCTCATCAGCAACATCACAACATCCGAGCTGACAAACATCCGTGCGGCTTTTATGGATGCGTATGAAGGTCGCGGTACCTACTCGCAGATTGTCGAAGCCCTTGGTCGTTCTTCTTCGTTTACGGCTCAACGGGCTCAGCGAGTGGCAATTGACCAAACTCTCAAATTGAATCAACAGATTCAGCAGGCCAACTGCAAAGGATTGGGTATCACACGCGGAGTTTGGATTCACGTCCCCGGCAAGTACACCAGTCGCGAAAGCCACATTGAGATGAACGGCAAAGAGTTTGATCTTTCTAAAGGTCTTTACGACAGGGAAGTCGGGCGGAATGTTATGCCAGGTGAACTTTACTGGTGCAGATGCCAGTTCAGAAGCATCCTTCCGGATTAAACATTTTCGAGGTTATTACTGTGGGAAATCTAAAACGCACGGTTGCAATTGATTCTGTGAGTGTTCGATCTGTGGACGACAACGGTTTCCTCCATGTCCAAAAGTCTCCGCTGACAAGAGTTCAAGTTGCTCCGTATTACGGGAAAGAGATTGCAGGCTGGCGAGAGCTCGGATTAGACCCTGAAAAGATCTATCACGCCTATCGACCGCCTGAAGAACTTAGTTCTCCCGAAACTATTCAATCAATTAACGGTATCCCGATTCATCTGGAGCATCACGATGATCACGGAGCCCCCGAGAACAAACAAACCCGTGTGGGTACTACCGGAACGGACGGAGCTTTTGAGGCTCCGTTTTTAGTTAACTCTCTACATATTTACGACCAGGACGCACGCAGCAGGATCGAGGACGGTTCAATGCGTGAGTTGAGCCTGGCATATACGTTCGAGCCCGACTTCACGCCGGGAGAGACACCTGATGGAGAGAAATACGACTATGTGCAACGCCGGATCAGAGCGAACCATCTGGCGCTTGTGGAAACTGGGCGCGCTGGGCCTGAGGTAAGAGTTCGCGATTCTAATAAGGACTTTCTCAATATGGAAAAAGATGACGCTGTTGAGCAGGCTGAAGTGACGTTAGCAAAGGCGATTATCGATTTGCATTCCGTTGATCCCAACGGAAAAATCGTTGACGGCGCTCAAGATGATGACAAAGACGCGATGATTCAAAAAATCATCGGAGGACTGAAGGCAAAAGGCCTGACGGACGAAGAAGCTGAAAAGCTTAAGACAACTCTGTCTGACCTGGCTTACTCTCAGGCTACAGGAGACGAAGATCCCAAGCCTGATGATCAAAAAGAGGCACAGGACGACGATCCGGAGCTCGATGAAAAAATGAAGGATCCGAACTTCAAGGCTGGTTTTGAAGCTGGCGTCCTTTATGGCGAAAAACGTGAGAAGGACGATCCTAAACGCCTCGATTCTGATCACGAACGCGAAGGCGAAGAACGCTATCTCGAAAAAGAAGCAGAAGATGCACTGAAATCCTGTGGTCTTGATGAAGCTTCTGAAGAAGAGAAGAAGGCTTTTGCTGCCGGATTGAATTACGCCCAGAAGAAAGATGAAGGCGCACAAGATGAGGATCCGAAACCTGATGATGGCAAAGAAGAAAAGAGTTCTGCCTCTGACTCCATGAAGATTCTCCGAAACGCCATCTACTCTGAACTGGCCGCAATCGAAGAAGTCAAGCCGGTGTTAGGTGTTATCCGTGCCGGATCCTATGACTCCGCAGGTTCCATCTATGTGGCAGCACTCAAGAAACTCGGTTTGAAAAACATCCCCGCATCCGAAGCTCGTTCTGCGTATCGCGCCTACATGCAGGGTCGAAAGGCCTTAGCTGGTGCGAAAGACTCCGGCGCCAAGGTGACCGAGAAGCCGACTGCCGTCAGCGCAATTTTGAACAATGTTAAATAAATAGGAGATTTTTTGATGCTTCAAAAATCTGTAGGTCTCTATCCTGCTATCGGTATTCCAGGACAGCAGGTTGCATTCAATCAGGCCGTCTACACGCCTCAGAACTACTTGTCTGACGGTACTGTCCAGTGCGGTGGTTTTGCGTTTGCTGTAGCCGCCTCCACAACCGGAACAGCCGTGAAATTCCCAATCGCATCCTTGAAGGGCTCTGCAGGGGCCAAACCGATCGGTTTTGTTGAGCGCACGTTCACAGCGTCCATCGAGCTGGGCACAGATACTCCGGACATTTATCCGAAAGGGGCTGAGCTGACGATTGCCGTTCGAGGTGACTACTACATCGTCGCACCTGCGGCAGCAACCATCGGTCAAGCTGTTCTCTGTGATCCGACCACTGGCGCCATCACATTTGGTGCTGCCGGCGCCGCAAATGACACCGGTTGGACAGTTCAGACGGCTGGTGCAAAGGGCGACACGATCATCATTTCCAATCACGGCCTCGGTTATCAGCCTGCCGCGAGCGGATCCTAATCTGAGGTAAAAAATGAACGATTTTGAATTAGCAAAGCAAAAAGGCGTGCATGGTGTGGAAGCAAAAGGATTCATGTCCTATTCCACAGACGCCAAAGGTAAGATCAACGTCGACTACGATGCAACGGTTAAGGCAATGGCTCGAGATGCCGCATTGCAGACTCCCGTGTCTGTCGGCGTCCCTTCCGTCTTCACGACATTCATTGACCCGCAGGTCGTCCCCATCCTGTTTGCCGCCCAGAACGCTACAAAGATTTTCGGCGAAGAAAGAAAGGGTGACTGGACAGATAACTTCTTCACCTTCCCGGTCGAAGAGTATGCCGGCAATGTGACTCCTTACTCTGACTTCGCAGAGAACGTCTCCACAGACGTGAACGTTGATTACCCGACTCGCGAAAACTTCTTGTTCCAGACCGTCATCAAGTATGGCGATCGTGAAGTCGGCCTTGCGGCCAAGGCCAAGTTGAATGTTGTTTCTTCTAAACAACAGGCTTCTGCTTACGTGATGGCGATGGCTCACAACAAGTTTGCGCTTTATGGCGTCGAAGGTAAGAAGGTCTACGGTCTGTTAAATGACCCGAACCTGAACGCTTCGATTTCTCCGATCTCCATCACCACGGGATCTACCGCTAACTCTACGTGGACAGCAAAGTGCGCTGCACAGCCTGAGAAGACTGCCAACATTGTCTATAACGACATTAACAAGCTTTGGGCTGAAATTAGCAAGAATAACGGCGGTTTGGTTGATCAGAACTCCCGCATCATTCTCGCTGTCAGCAACACCAGAGCTCCTTACCTGACCGAGCCGAACTCCTTCGGTCTTACGGCCATGACTATGCTCAAGCAGTCATTCCCCAACATCGAGGTTGTTCAGCTTCCTGAGCTGACTACAACGGCTGGTGAAATGCTGTACATGACTGTTCCAGACCTGTTTGGCATTGAGACTGGTATCTGCGCATTCTCTGAGAAGTATTTCTTGGGTCGTGTGGTTCCGGAAATGTCAAGCTACAAGCAAAAGGTCGTTGGCGGAACTTGGGGCGCTGTTATTCGTCGTCCCAGCCTCGTTGCCACGATGCTCGGCATCTAACCTGAACTAACCAGCTACGGAGGCCCGATCTCTCGGGCCTCTTTCTTAGGAGATTGAAATAATGGCTCGTACAAACACAACTCAGAAAGCAACATCCGGAAAGGTTGTCGCAGACAATTTCAGCAATACCCAGAAGAAGAGCACTGCTAAAACTCAGTCCACGGTGATCATTGCTTGCACTCTGGCACACGGCCTCAAATTTGATGATGTGCCGAATGGCAATGGCGGAACAAAAACGATCGTTTTTCCGGGCGTAAATGATTCGCTTAGAGGAAAACGTGACGGGATCCTGCTGGGCAAGGGAAACTCTGTCGCATTCCAGATCGATAAAGAGGACTGGGAAAACATCAAGCGCATGCATGGTCAGGAGGCTGTATTCACAGGCGTGAATGGCGGTATTCCGTGCCTGCTTGAGATGAAATCAGTTCAAGAATTCAGAGGCCGCGAGGACGAGTTAAAAGAAGCGTCCCACGGCCTCAATCCGATCGATCCTGAATCGGTCAACGTTGAAGAAGTTAAGAACGAAGAAGGTTAACAAAATGGCTGTCGTCGTCTTTGATCCTGAAAAATTTCGAATCCTTCATCCTGCGTTTTCGGATGAAGTTAAATTCCCGGACGAAACTCTTCAGTTCTACTTTGATGTGGCGGTGGAGTTCGTGGGGAATACGGACGCCGACAGCTTTGCTCCCTATGATCCGGACAACAAGATCTATACAAGGGAGCGCCTTCTTGATCTTGCAACCTGCCACCTGCTGACACTCAGCCAGCAGCCGAACGGTCAGGTTGGCAGGATTGCTAGTGCTACGCAGGGAAGTGTGAGTACCAGCTTTGATCTTCTGAAAACGAATACTTTTGTCGGAGATTGGTGGGCTCAAACACAATGCGGCGCCATGTACTGGACGCTGACTGCCAAATACCGAATCGGCGGCAGAGTTTATCCGGGAAACAATTACCATCCGTGGGGATGATGATGGGCATCAACATCACATCTAACAATGCGTTCAAAAAGCTAGCAGACAAACTTAAAGCTGAAAAAAATAAGAAGCTTGAAGTTGGAGTCATGATCCCTGATGTGGCGACCTATGCCATGTACTTAGAGTACGGTTGGGTGCAAAGGGTATCAGGGAAGCAAAATGCGTATTTATCGGGGATATTAGACCTGCCAATCCATGATAAGGATGGAAATTACATCCAAAATTTTGGGACGTTGCATCTTCCGGCACGCCCATTCATGAGAGATACCTACGCTAAAAAGCGATCAGATTGGACTGCAAAATTCAAATCAAGGTTTCTCAAGACCTTCGATATTCAGCATTCCCTTGGAATTATGGGCCAAATGGCGACGGACGATATTAAGGAAACTATTCGAAATGCAGGTATCCCAGCTGGTTCCTTCGAAAAACGGTCCAAACTCACGATGGCTTTACTGGAAGCTCGAGGAGAAATGGACAAGGCCAAGAAAGCTAAAGGGAAAGGCACTCTCCCTAACAACGTGATGACTACAAAGCCTCTAACGCTGAGTGGCGTCCTGCAAAGCTCCATAACTTGGAAGGTTTCCTAATGTCTCTCAACCTACACGCAATTGTCCGCCAGGCGATTAACGCCAACTATGCTGACGAAATATTCAAGCTGTATCGATCGGTCGGCCAAAAGAATGTAGGAGGAGTCGTCCAAGCGTATTACGCACCGCCTGAAGAGATTCAGGGGAATTTTCAAAGCGAAGGCGATAGCGCTCTTGACCATGCCAACTTAGCCGGACAGAACACCATCATCCGGCGCCTGTACCTCTACGCATCGAGCGACCAGAAGCAGCGGCCTTGGGCAATCTATAGGCCATTAGCGAGGTCGGGAGATTATGTCGAAGATTCCAAAGGAGGCCAGTGGTTGATCACTGCGGTGATCGAGGATTTTTCGGACGCAGGTTGGGAGGCGGTCCGCTGCACATTCCAAACCACGCCTCAGAAGCTGAACATCGTAGAGGAAGAAGATGAAAGCACAAAACCTGAGCCCGAATATCCGGACAGCGATCCAAGAATTTCTTGAGATATTTGCAGTTCCGGAAGTGGCGCCGGAAAACATTTTCTACGGTAACCAGAACAATCTGGCATTGCCTCCTGAAGGGAACGATTACGTCATCTATTCCTACATCTCCAGCGTTCGACACGGGACGAGTGCCGAGGACTGGGAGCAGGACCAAAACGATGACAACGTTTATCTCTCAACGACTACAGAGGTTTTGGTTCAGGTCGATTGCTACGCATCGACTTTAAACGGCTCCGACGGAATGAATGCCATGCTGAGGGCTCAGGCCTTGGAGACTGTATGCAGGTCTCAAGTCGGCGTGCAGTTTTTCGTTGATAGAGGAATCAGCCTGCTTCATGCAGACGATCCGAGAGACACAACCATCGTCGGAGACTCCGATAACTATGTCCGAAGATCAACGCTGATGATTCACCTCAGCATGCAGAGCCAGATAAAGGTTTCGATGGGATTCTTTAGTGCGGTTGATGTTGACCTGAAAAACGTTGATGTGAGCTACCCGCCGAAGGAAAAGGAATGAACGAGCAACTTGCTTTCAAACTTGGGCGTGCATTCAAGCTAGGAGTGATGTACGGCTTGGGTAGGACCTATGCAGATCTTGGAAAAGCAAGGGATGCAGAAAAAGATCCGGAAGATTGGATAACGTCACACGGAACCCATATTCCTGTTGGAAAGTCAGGAAAGTTAGAAGGGAAAGTAGGGAAAAAGATTGAGAGGCAAGCTGAACAATCTAATCAGGAAAAGAATAACCAACAGAAGAGACCTAAACAGCCAACGTTTCCAAAGTCAGAGAAAAACCTTTTAGAAGAGCCTCCATCTAAAGACACAACAAGTTATGTGCGAAAGGCTCAAGGTAATTTAAATAAGGCAATCACAAACTATTACGACAATGAATTGCGTGGAGGAACAGTTCCAACAGTAGTTGAGCTAAATGGAAAAGAAACTCCTGCTGTTGTGACCTTTTCTAGCGAGGCAAGAAGCGAATTTAAAAAGTTTCAGCCAAACTTGAAAGACATACTAAGTGCCCTTCCTTACGTGCCAGAAGTAATAGAAAGCGGAGACTATCCCGGAAGAAGGGAAGAGCCAAACCATGGCAAACAAGTGGCGTTCCATACCAAGATGAAGACTTTCAACATAAACGGGAAAGAGAGAACAATCTTTGTCGATATTGGAGAAACAAAATATGGAACGTTACATCCCTACAGTGTGAACACTAATGGGGTAGAGAGTTTTGAAAGTAAAAAGAGAAGGTTTGAGGCTGCGATGAAGAGGAAAAAAGAAAAGGCCGGAGACGCTGCGCTATTACCATCCTCTAAGGATTCCGTGATGATTTTACACGGGTCACAGTCTTTGCTTCGACCTATGAGACGGAGACTACCTCAAGAAGATGAGGCAGTCAAGATGTCAGTCATAGGAATAAGAATTTTATGAAAAAGGTTCCGTTCGGTCGGAGGCTGAGCGGGTTCAGACGTGGCGTTTAGCCACCCCATAAAAAATTATCGTCGGCGCCTTCTGGCGCTTTTTTATTTTGAGGAAAAATATGTCAATCAATGCTAATCGATTGGTTTCTATCACCCCTCGCATCATTGGAGCTGGGAGCGCCGATCTTGAAACAAACGGTCTGCTACTGACCCAGAATGCTCTGATTCCTGCAGATTCTCCGGCACTGGAATTTGTGACCGCTGCCGCTGTCGGGAATTATTTTGGTGCTGAATCCCCTGAGGCTGACTTCGCTAATCAGTACTTCTCCGGAGTGAACAATCAGCAGAAGGCGATCAATCGTTTGTTTGTGGCACGCAGAATCAATGCAGATGCGGCCGCTTGGATTAAGTCTGCTCCGATCACAGCTCAACTTTCTGAACTGACAGCCATTAAGACCGGATCCCTGACAATCTCTGTCAAGGGCACAGAAAAAGAAGTCGTGAACCTCGACTTCTCCACGGCTAAGTCTTTCAGTGACGTTGCAACCGAGCTGGCTTCTGCGGTTGGAGCGGTTTCCGGCGCCTTTAACTCTGATCAAAATGCCATCATTCTGACCACTACGGAAACAGGTGATACAGCTTCAATCTCCTTCGCTACAAAAGCGACTACAGGAACAGACGTATCCGCACTTCTCGGCTTGACTGAGGATTCCGGCGCCGTTCTCTCTCAAGGTTCTGATGCTCTGACTCCGGCACAGAATATGAACCTTGTCACTTCTGTTTCTCGTAACTGGGTCGGATTCACAACCTTGTATGCAACAGAGGTTGCTGAGGCTTCCGCTTTAGCGGCTTGGGCCGACATTGATGATGACTACGTGTACTTTGATTGGTCCACAGACACAAAGATGCTGGATCAATCTACCCAGTCCACAACGAAAGCCGCCCAGTTAGCTGAAAGTAATTACAACTGTTTGGCTATGGTTTACGGTACCGCTCAGGATGCCGCGGCCTTCCTTGCAGTTGGCGCTTCTATTGATTGGTCCGCTATCCAAGGCATTAAGACGTGGTTTGCGAAGTCTGCCTCTGGAATTAAGGCTTCCGTTCTCAGCGACGAAGTGGCTGAAGCCTTGGATGATCTCAAGGTCAACTATGTCGGCGCATTTGCAACACGCAATGCAGAATTTGACTTTATTAACCGTGGCTGTCTACTCTCAGGAATCTACCAATGGATCGATGCCCTCTACGGCATGATTTGGTTCAAGGCCCGAATCCAGCGTCAGATCATGGACGGGTTCGCTGCTATCAATCGCGCTCCCTACAACGCAATCGGCTTTGCTTATGTCGAGGCATGGTTGCTTGATCCCATCAACGATGCCAAGCGTAATGGCGTGATTGATACAGGGCTGGCACTGTCCAACTCGCAGGTTCAGCAGTTGCTGACAGAAACTAATAATCCGACGATTAAGCAAGACCTCTACTCTAAAGGCTATTGGTACTTGATCGAGAGTCCGGCTGCGAATGTAAGAACTCAGAGAGATAGCCCGAGACTCGGACTCTGGTTTACGTATGCTGGGTCAATTCAGAGAATTACTATGCCGTTAACGTGCGTAATGTAGTATTTCCTATTGTTGCTGTAATATGCTCTTGTATAGGCAAACTAGCGAGAGCATATGAAAGCAGGAATCATTGGTAAGAAATTCGGGCGTTTGACTGTTTTAGAAAGCCTGCCGTCTAAAGGTGGAAAGAGATATTGGAAGTGTTTGTGCGATTGTGGAAGTGAAACTATCGCCTATACAAATCAGTTGACGGGTGGTAAGAAAAAATCTTGTGGATGTCTTTTAAAAGAGGCGTCCAGAGAAAACATTCGTGGTGCAAGGAAACCGATAGAAGATCTAACCGGAAATAGATACGGAAGATTGGTCACGATCAGACGGTTTGTTCCGGAAGGATCAAGCGGAGCTTGGTACGAATGTATTTGTGATTGTGGGAATAAAGTAAACGTTCGCGCATACAGCTTAAAAAACGGTCAAACAAAATCTTGTGGTTGTTTAGCTACCGAAGTAAGAATAATCACAGGTCAAAAAAGTAAAGGGCGAGTTAGCACTCGTTTTGAAGACCTAACTGGAAAAAGATTTACACGTTTGGTAGTCCTTGGAAGAGCTGAGAACGGGAAAGGTGGTACCACACGTTGGAATTGTCTGTGCGATTGCGGGAATACCACAGTCAGCAGTACGCCCCATTTAAAAAGCGGTCATACAAAGTCCTGTGGTTGTTTAGGCCGTGAAAACGCGACAAAGGCGAAGATCACACATAACTCAACGGGTGATCGACTTTTGAGAATTTTCAGGGCTATGCACAATCGTTGTTACAACCAAAACATGTCCAAATACAAGTGGTATGGAGGAAAGGGCGTGACCGTTTGTGATGAATGGAAAGACTTTTTGAGCTTTAAGGACTGGGCTATGAGTCACGGATACCAGGAAGACCTAACGATAGACCGAATAGATTCCAATGGTAACTATGAGCCTGAAAATTGCAGGTGGATTACTCAGTCTGAAAATTCAAAAAGAGTAGTCCGGAAAAAGAAACCAAATTGAAATTGTGAGGCCCGCCATCAAACGGCGGGTTTTCTTTTTAAGGAAAATAAAAAATGAAACCGAAATTAGATATCACATCCGCCAATGCGTCAGCAGTGATGACGATTGAAGAGCTGTATCCGAACGGTGTGAAGCTGGAAAGATTCTCCACAGATGCGGCTATCGTTGCCGATTCTCAGCAGGTTGCCGAGACCCGTATGGGCGTAGATGGCTTCATGGCTGCGGGCGTTACTCCGAACATCTATCCCGTAACGATCACGCTGGAGGCTAACTCTCCGACTGCGACTGCATTCACTACGCTCTACGAAGCAATGAGCGCCAACAAACAGATCTATGTTTGCAATCTGACAGTCAAGATTCCGTCTATCGGCAAGACCTACCAGTTCTCAAATGGTGTGCTGCAGACGGCAAATCCGATGCCGGCACTGAATAAAGTTCTGGCGCCGACAACTTGGGTATTCCACTTCGAATCCATGGAGCGTATCTAACAAATGAAGGAACCAAAAGTTATCAAATTGGAAGACGGCGGTAATCAGCTGACCTTCAAGATTTATCCGTTTCCTGCAACTAAAGCTGAAGATCTGATGATCCGAATTGCTTTGATGACTGGAAAAAACCTCGATATTGAGAGCGAAATGGGATACAGAGACGTGATCAAAGCGCTTGTAAGTGTTCCTCATGTAGAAGCCAAGGCCCTTTTAGATGAACTGCTTTCCGAGGTCTACAAGGTGGATGGTAAGAGCGAGATCAAATTCTCCTTCGATGACGCAGACGGTTATATCTCCAGTCCGTTGACTATCCTCAAACTCAGAATTGAAAGCTTCAAGGCGAACTTCGGTTTTTTTCCCGACTTGATACGCCAGTTCTCCCCCGCCGTGCAGAATTCTTAGCCGATTGTGCCAAGGTTAGAGGCGTAGCAGTCACAACTCAGCTATCGCCTCTGATCTCCCGTTTAATCAACGGCGGCATGGCGTCCCTGGTCGAGCTTCAGACACAACTAACGCTGGAAGATGCCTACGCATTAGACGAGGCACTTTTGATTAAGAACTACAACTCGTGGGTGGCGCAAAAGAGCGCTTAAGAACATGGCTCAAAAGACCGACTCTTTAGTAATTGATGTATCCGTCAACTCGAATGACGTAGTTAAATTCTTCGAGCTTATGTCTGAGAAGCTGAATCAGTTACTCGGATTCGCTCAGGAGGCAGGCGCAAAGCTTGATGCTCTGGGAGAAGGCTCTGACGGTATCAAAGATGTTTCTTCTTCGATAAATGAGGTTGGACAAAACGCCAAGAAAACCTCTAAAGAAGTAGGAAAGGTTGGAGAGAGCGGCGAAACAGCCGGGAAGAAGGTTGTTAAATCCTCCAAGGATGCATCAAAATCGCTTTCTCAGCTGGATTCGATGGCGAAACAAGTCTTTTCCGCCATTAAGAGTTACGCTGCTCCGCTGGCCGCTATGTTTGGTGCCAAATTCATGTTTGGCAATTACATAGATGAAGGCGCAAAGCTTGACGACATCTCTAAAAAGGTCCGGATGAATGTGTCCGAGATTGATGCATGGCGAAAAGCGAACGTAGCAGCAGGCGGAAGCGCCGAGGCATTCACTCAGGCCATGCAAGCGTTTACTGAGCGCACCGGAGCAAGCGGAGAAGTTTTCCTTCGTATGGGAAAACAACTCAACGGCATGACAGGAGCTCAAGCGAACTACGCTCTGAAATACCTCGGACTGACCCGTGAAAGTGCCGCTGTTTTTCTGCAAAACAACAAGCAGATGGGGGAGCTGGTTGAGACATACCGGAAACTCGCTTTAACGCCCAAAGATGCAGAGAATGCCAGGCGCTTCAAAATTTCGTGGCAAGTAACTGGGATGGCGATTCAAAGTATCGGTAATGAAATTGCGAAATTTTTCCTTCCGTACATTGAAAAAGCTGTTACGACATTTGGCAAGGCATCGGTTTTTATTGGTGAGCACAGTCAATTTATTCAATTAGCCTTAAAAGGCATTTCGATAGCAGCGGTCTTGGCATTCGGACCAAAATCAGCCTTGATGATGTCCGGAAAACTATTGGGCGCACTGACAAGCCCCATCGGTCTTCTTATAGCCGGAGTTCTCCTGCTTGCCGGAGCTATCGATGACTTGATTGTCTTCACTAAGGGCGGACCGAGTGTATTTGAGGATTTCCTGAAATCTGTAGGTTATACAGACGATCAAATCAAAGGAATCCGAAAGTCGTTTCAGGACGCCTGGAAGTCAATCTCAGACCTTTTAGACAAACTTTCACCGCTCAAAGATATGTTCCTGCAGGCCTTCGGGGACGTGGTTGTGGCGGCGATCGCGGCTGTCGTAGGGTTTATAGGAGATTTGGCGAAAGATATTGCGAACCTGATAAATACCGTCCCAAAGATGAAGGATAACTTCATCAAGGCGTGGGAGGACATTGAATCCGGGTGCAAAAGAATTTTCAAATGGTTGGAAGACAAAATGAAGTTTTTCACCGATTGGAAATTACCTGACTGGGCTTCTAAATCTATTGACACAGTGGGCGGATGGTTCGGTTTTGGTGACGATAAGAAGTCACCAGTTACAGCACCTCCGGGGGCTCAGGCCGGCGCCGCCGCTTCGATTGTTCCTAGAGCTTCCTCTTCGGTTATCAACGCGCCGATGAAAACGGATGTCAGCATCACGATTCAAGGTAACGCCGATCCTAAAGCCGTACAAGACGCCGCCTACCGTGCGGTAATGGAAGGTCAGGGAGATTATGAGGATATGCTGCAGAATGCGGCCAGTGGATATCGTCAAGGTGGTGGTTAAATGGCTAGTCTAAACTCTGTAATGTCCATGGGCTGGGCGGTAGTTGGCAACAATCTTCTGCCATTCGTTCCGTACACTTCTATTGGCGCAGTTGATGCAGATAAATCTTCAAGGGTTCCGACAGAGCCAATTGAAAATGGCCAACTGGCAGCATTCAACATTGTGCGGGAACCTGAACGTGTGAACGTGGAGTTTTTGTTTAACGGTAATTACGCCATTCAGGTTTTGGCCCTTGCCATGCTTGACAGGCGATTGAACAGTACCGATACCTGCACGATATTTAGCCCTGCCAAAATTTGGCGAAATATGGCGCTCGATCATTATGATTTTTCTCGATCTCAAACGACGGGCGCCTCAATGCTCAACGTTCACGCTTCGTTCGTTGAAATTGTCTCTGTAAACCTAAGTCAGCAAAAAACCTCGTACTCGCCCAAGCGCGCAACCTCGGCCAATAAGGTGAACACGGGTCAAGCTCAAGTAAAACCCGGGTTCTTAAAGAGTATTACCAACTTATTTAGAAAATGAACCAAATCGTTATAAGTGCTCTTCCGTTTCAAGAGTTCTCGTGTGTTCTTGACGGTCAAAACTGTGTGATCACGTTACGTCAAGTTGCCGAATATCTCTTTTGTGACCTAATGGTCGAAGGTGTCCAGATATTCTCTGGGCGCCGGTGCTGTGTAGGGACAGACATCAATTGTTATCCGACGCCTCTATTTTCGGGGCGTTTGTTTTTTGTCGATACATTAGGGAACTCGGACCCTCAATACGAGGGACTCAACTCGAGATGGATCTTGGTTTACGAGGAGGCAGGAAATGCCGTCACTACTGCCGGAAATTGATAAAAACACAACCTACACGCAAAAAGAGGTTGCTGTAACCATCACTCTTGACGGTCAAGAGGCGGTTACGTTTCAAGGGTTTGCGGTTAAGTGTACGGTCGAAAAGTCCGGATGTCCCGCTTTTCCTAAGGCTCAGATAGAACTTAAAGGGTTGTCCTTAACCACGATGGAGCGGCTGACCCATTTAGGATTTAAGTCATTTTCATTGAAACGAAACAAAATCAATGTTTCTGCAGGAGAGAAGGGCAAGACACTCTCCGTTATTTTTAAGGGCGAAATCATTAACGCCTGGGCGGATTTCAATGCCGCTCCTTCTCCGACTTTTAAGATCGAAGCTAATTGCGGACTTTTCCCTGCTTTAATTCCACAGCCTCCGATTTCTGTCACAGGTAACCAAACGGTTGCAGGCTTAATTGACCAAATCTCAAAGGAGATCGGTTACACACTTGAGAATAACGACATCACGGCTTCAATCAAGGACTGCATCATTGAAGGCGATCCGGTTACGAAAATGAGACGAATTGCCGGAGCAGTGGGGGCCAATCTGATTTTTGACGATGACAAGGTGGTGCTCGTTGAAAAACACGGAATCCGGAAGACTCAGGGATCTATTCCCTTGATTAACGCAATGAATGGGATGATCGGGTATCCGACATTCTCCAACAACGGTATCAACGTTACGACGTTTTTTAGGCCGGATATGCGGATCGGAGCAAATTTCAAATTAGAGACGATAGTCCCAAGAGCATCCGGAACCTGGAAGATTACGGGGCTTCGACATGAGCTCAGTGCAAACGATCCCGGTGCTCAGGCGTGGAAAACGAGCATTACGGCAATCTATCCGAGGTGGTGAGGCAGATGAGTAATCAAGAATTCAGCGCAAACTATGATGATTTTGCAGGCTCTAATCCCATAAATGCCCTAGAGTTTTTCGTAAAGTCGATCCTTTCTAAGACGGTCTATACGGCATTTCCAGTCACGGTAACGGAAGTCGAGAGGGCAGGCACAGAAGCTGGCGCCGGTTACGTTACGGCCAAGCCTTTGCTAAAGCCTATGAATGTACAGGCTCAAGGGATTGAAGTAACGACGATTCCTAAACTGCCGTACTTTCGACTTCAGCATGGAACCGCCGCTATCGTTTGCGATCCAAAAGTAGGGGACGTGGGCTTAGCTGTTGTTGCAAAACACGATATTTCAAATGTGAACGGAGACAACACATCCAAGGTTCCGGCGACATTTAGAGAGTTCGATCCCTCTGATTCTTTCTACATCGGAGGATTCTGGGGAAAAGCTCCTGAAGTCTTTATTCACTTGGAAGATGAAGGGACTATCAAGATTAAAGCTCCGACAAAAATCACGATGGAGGCTCCTGAGTGTGAAGTCAATGCGAGCACCAGTTTCACAGTCAACTCTGCTCAGATCAATTTGAACGGACCGATTTCCGGCGGTGGTTCTGGCGGTGCTGATGCAACATTCACAGGTGATGTAAATGCGAAGGGCATCAGCCTCACCAGCCACACGCACACAGGCGTCCAAAGCGGAAATTCAAGCACCGGCGCCCCGCAGTAAACGAGGAAGTTAGATCATGCCGCATACAGCAAAAACAGCTCTTCTGAGTCCTCAGTCATGGGATCTTCAGCTGACAAAGGAAGGAAACATTCTCCTAACGTCCGGAGCTTTGGCTATAGCTCAGAACTTGGCTAACGAGATTCGGTTGTGGACCAACGACGCTTATTTCCAGCAGGCCAACGGCATTGCATGGAAGGAAGCCCAACTCGCCAAAAAGCTGGATTCCTCCGTCCTTGCTCAATTGATCCATGAGGCTGGGAATAGGGTTGATGGTGTGAAGTCCGTTGATTCTGTTGACATTACCGAGTTCAATGAGGAAACGAGGACACTCCACGGAGAGATCACGATAACGACAGAGCAGGACGAAACAGTTTCTTTTGTGTTCTAAAAAATTATGGCTCAAATCATTTTTAATCCTTTGGTCGGCGTTGAACTGCCCAGCACGCAAGAGATTCGTTCTGATCTCGGTTCACGTATTCAGCAGGCGTTTCAAACATCGCCCACAGATCCG